ATACATGATCATTTACTTCGCTCAAAGTTAGATTTGAAATTGCGCCATTTAATGGATTATTAGTCAATCCCAACGGTGGTTCATAATAACTATTACCCGATATAGGCGAATATAACAATGGTATAGGATAAGAATTGGTAGATTTCCATACATTAACGTAAGAATTACCAAACTTAAAATAAGTCCTACCGGTAGAGATTATTTCTGTATTTTGACTGTCTAAGGAATTTGAAAAACTATCTGTCATGAAATAGTTTTTAAACAAATAATTACCCACTTCGTAGCTGCTTCGATATTTTAATTTAATTCCCAATATTGGGTCAAGGATGGTCCCTACATCATAACCAAATATTTTATTTCCAGAAAAATTAGTTTTATAATAGGTTTTATCGCTATAACTTCTACCTTGATTGTCAAACAGATCAAATAATGGCGGCTGATTTAATGATGTTCTCTGTTGAGCATATTGCCAAGAATTACCATCATACCACCAGCTTGTTCCTGTATGTGTTGAACCAAGATTGATACTGGTAACCGATCCTGTAACAGCAGAAACAATTTCTTCTAGTACCAATCTGATTTTTTTATTAATGTTCTTAAAATTTACTCGATATATTTTACTACGTACAGAAGGATCTGTGTCGGCTGCAAATATAACTGTGTTTCCTTGCTGTAACAAAACACGATCAACATAATATCCTGCAGATCCTTCGACTGTGTCAAATGCATCCACTGTGTTGGTATCAATTAAATCAATGTTAGATATTCCGGTATTTCCAAAATTATATAATTTTAAATCCTCGCGAAATTCTATAATAGGTCTACGGGCTCTTTGATCGGCAGGATAGACTGCTTGATCGCCCGATAAATCGGCCATGCGTTGAATAACATTTTTGTGTACCCAACGATTATATCTAGACCACGCATTTAAATCTTTACTGGCCCTATTAATTGTGACATATTCAGGATTAATAGGTAATTTTTTATCCCCATCAAATGGATAACTATCAAACGGATTAGCATCAAAATGATCAATATATAAATTGGAAAGATTTCCTGGAGAAGATAATGCTATATAACTGATCAATTTAATTTCTGTTCCAACACCTTCTACAAAAAAATCTTGGTCCTGGTAGAAACTAGGAAAAACATTTCCCTGAAATCGAATCAACATGCCGTTGACTAACGAAATAGATTTTGATTCTCCTCCGAGGATAAATTCATATGTATAAGAAGTTTTACCTATAATATCCTGTTCAATATCTAATTCGTTCCCATATATTGTTAAAATATTCGGACCATTAACCAACCAATAATAATTTTGATAGTTTACAAACTTATCCCAATCAATATAAGGATCATAAGAATAAAACGACGACCTAAATAATCTATCAAAATTATCAACATTCCCTCCTTGGAGAGAAATTTCATTAATCAAATCATCAAAACCTATAACATCGTTAATATTACCAAGACTATCATTAACTACCAAAGATGGTTCTAATTGGTAATCTCTTCTCAAGGGCAATGTTTCAGAAATATAAATGTCGCTAGTAGATACATAATTAGGAGTAATAGTAGACCCAATATATCCATCTATTCTTTCTAGATCAGCAGGATTAATTAATTGGTCAATGGTGCTTGCTAAAAATTTAGAATTTTTATCTGTTCTTAAAGATTCTGGTAGTAAATTAACAGAATTAATTTTTTTATTAGACATATTCAACTTGAAATATTTGTGGTAATAACACCGGTCTTTAACTGGCTAGCTGTGATTGCTGTGATTACTTCAATATCATTAGCTGTTGCACCATTTATAAATATTTCATTTCTTAAACAAGCAACTTCATATAAACTACCAAAATTATTAGACCTAGGAACAATAACAAAATTTGTAATGTCAGGAGTTAATATATTCATTACATAAGTAGCCAACTCGCTGAAATAAAAACTTTGACCAAAATCCCAATTTTCTAAACTAAAAAAATCTTCAATAGCCATTAATATTTTAGTTTTGATTTCATTATCACTGGTAGTTCTAGAAGAATTTTTAACTGCCTTAAATGTAGCCTGAAGATTTATGTCTGCTAAATCCCCAAATAAAACCTTATACTTAACAGGTTGAAATATAATTTCATCACTTATAGTTTTAACTAAATCTAAAGAGCCACCAAAATTTTGATTAAGACTTTGACTAGTTGGAGATAAAGGTTCGGTGCCTGTTCTAGTTAATAGCCATGATCTATACGCTGTATCATAAGATGCTGTTAACAGATAAACATCAATGATATTACTCTTACTAGGATCAATTCTACGCTCTTCTCCGCTGTTGTGAATATATTGAAATTTTAATCCTGATCTTCCCGAATAAGCAAAATAATCAGGTTCATAAACCCACGGATCTGCTGTGTCTGCTAAATTGGCTGAATAATGTTTTATTACATTGTATTCAGGATCATAAAAATAATATAAATCACCGTCGGCTGCTTGATTTAAAGGAACGTCATTGGGAGTAGGATAAGCATAAAAAAATGTATCACTCACCAACTGATAACGTATACCATCCGATAATTTTTTAAAATATATAAAATTAGTTCGAAATCCGGTCTCGGTAGATATAGCCAAAGGCAAAACAACATTGTTAAAAGTATCTGGATCAGCAATTTGTCCACTATTGGTTTGATCGTAAAAACTTACCTTGACTTTTTTAGGCTCCACATATCCATCAGCTTCGATGACCGAACTGTCAATTTGCCACTGATACTCCTTATCCAAGGATGTATTTGTAGCAAGAGAACTATTAAGAGATAATACTTTAATTTGATCCTTAATTACTGTGTTGCTAGTAAAATCATAATTTATCGAATCATTATCTATATAAAATGCTGTTTCTTTTTCACTTTCAAAGATGTAATTTGTTAATCTATATCTAACTTTATAACCATTGCCCTGCCAAGAGAACGCAATTATCCAACTAGAATCTCTACTGGTGTTTTCTGTATTTCCTTGAAGATCAAGACTAAACGGACTATTTAAATCTAAATTAGTATCTAATATAATTGCCCATACTCTAGTATCTTTTAAAAATGTCAATCCAAAATTGCGTTTGTTTACACAAAGATCTACCAGTTGACTTTCAAAACTACTGGTAAATGAATTAATAAATTTAGGAATTATTTCAACAGGAATAGACTTATTGTCAATATAATTGTTTAAAATAATTGGACCTGTGCCATTGTCTAATGCTCCAAGATTTTGATTTGATCCATCATCTATGACCTGAGAAATTCCTCTCCATAGATAATCTACTGCTGAAACATTTGTCAATGATACTAATTTTCCTGCTGCGGAGAATTTTTTTCCTATAGTAGGAATAAACTTAACTAACGCACCATTAGATACATATTGTAATAATGAAGATGTATAGCTGCCCACACTTTCAGGTCCGGCTGAACTTGAAAAATATCCTCTAGGCTGACCTAGCACCGGTACATTCCACAATAATGATAGATCTTTTATATTAACCCTGGGCCATTGATCTAAATAAAAAGATCGCATAGCACTGGATGCTACTATGGGTTCTAATTTTTCTTTGATAATGGCTAAAATTTGATTTTTATTTACAAAAGAAAAATCAAAACTTTGCTCATTGCTGTTTTTATAGATCAATCCATCTGCGGCAAAAATATTGGTCTTGCTGTATTTTCCACTAACATCACTGAGATCAAAATATTTGCTTAGGCCGCTGCTGATTCTATTAACACTTTTAACTTTTAATATATCACTGCCTAATGTCAGTGGTTTGATATTGTAATCTTCGGCCGTTACCATGCGATTTTGAGTATAATAGGCCTGCGGTGCTTTGCTTTGAATACTAGCATTGCTTTCGGTACCCGCAGCATTACTAACTGTGTACAACAGACTCATGGTTAAAATTAATGTATTATTTTGACCAGATTTATTTTTATAAGGTATTTCAACAACAACTCCGCCCATTTGATCAGGCTTAATGGTATATGTTAAACCATTGCTTTGTCTATAATATAAATTAAACTGTCCATTAGGCAAGTTTCCAAAACTTCCGTCAGCAAAATTTAAATCAACCTGATCCTGGTCTCTTGATGTAACACTGTAGATATTTCTTTCATCCTTAGAAATACTATTATAGATAACATTATTACCTACAACATCAGGGACCCTGCTCCATAAATTAGAATAATTTCCATTACCGTCTAATTGCCATAACCAAATATCTGTGTTGTTAATACCTTTGGCATCGATGCCTATTATTTCATTTGATACCGGATTGGTTACGCTAAACGAAGATAAATTTAGTGTTCCTTGTTTAAAATAAACAAAAAATCCTGTATTGGCACTGTTATTGCCCTGATTATCATTGCGATAAATTAAACTGAAAGAACTAGCAGGTTTAGGAGACTCCTCATATATGTAGGTCTCTCCAGAAAATGTAGCCGGAACTATTTCAAAATTCATTGCAGTTCCGTTAATGGTTTTTAAGAAACCATATACAGGAACATTGGTGTTGGCACTGGAAATTTTATATTGTTCAGTTAAAATTCCATCAATGGTATTTCTATCATAAGGCTTACCAAATACAAAACTGCCAGGAATAGCAGAATTTAATACGGTAATAAATTGTTGATACCAGTTGGAGTTGGTACTGTCATTCCAAGAAATTGTAGTGTTGGCCAGATTATTACCCGATCCGTCAACTACATTATCAGTAGTTGTTATTGATGATATTTTTAAAAAACCCGACGCAGGAATATTTCTAGTAGGTATGTAACTGACCAGTTGAGCCAGTCTTAAAATGCTGTCTCTACGCTGTGCAGTTTCTAAGAAATTTTCTCTAGCATTTAAATCAATTCTAAAACTTAGATTCTGCCCTAAATAAGCAATTACATCTATCAAAGCAATATATTCACTGCTGGTAATATAGTCGTTGAAATCTTCAGGATAGTTTTCCTGAAGATATTGAATCATGGTGCGTCTTAGTGTTTCAAAATCATAACTTTTGAAATCAGCATTGCGAAAAGATTGGTAGATCTTTTTCCAATCTTCGGCGACCAGTAGTTTAGTATTAGTTGATGGAATCATGTTTTTATTGAATACAGTAGTATTTATTGAACAAATAAACTACATAGATTATTGGAAAGTAAGCCCGGTCTGTTGATTAAAAGTCAGTTTCATATTGATGCTTTGATCGGTATCAACCGTTTCGAGTGTAATTTCTAACAAATAACCTTGAGAAAATTCAGTTATGTCCATTTGTGTCGGAACTACCCTAGGATCTGCTGTACAGATTTTGTTGATATCTTCTCTTAACAATTCAGTGGTTCCATCTGTCAAAGGTTCCATTAGCAAATCCCAAATAATACTCCCAAACTCAGGATTCATTACTCTTTCGCCTTTTTTGGTATTGAAATTGTTGATAATATCCTGCTTGATCAGTTCTAAATCATATAGATTATTAGAATTATTAGAATTAACCGTGCTGAACCCTTTATAAAAATGATTCAATTTAGCAGCCTGTTGATAAACAGATTCTGTTGTGGTGATTACTTTGGATTTATATGCCATGTCAGTATTTATTAGGCCTTTTTATTGGCTGTTCCTGCCACAGTATCGGTTGCAATAGAGCTGAATTTTTCTCTTCCAAGATCCTCATGCTGTTCCCATGGCTCATGAGTAGGCATACGCTGCATGATACTTTCTATAGGAGTAGCCTTATATTGTTTGTCTTTCCAAGGAACGTTGATAGGATCTGTATTTGGTAAACTCCAACGAATCATAGGTTCGGGGATTTCTGCTTTTTCTGCAGGAGCGGCGGTGGCAGCAACTGGTCCATTCATGTGTATTTCCTTAGCAGATTCATAATGAGTACCCTGAGTGGAAATATTGGTATTAGCGTTGGCTGAAAAATTATTATTAGCACCAGCCGAGATGTTGAAATCTTTGGTACTGGTTTGTCTTACTGTACCTGTAACTTTTAAATCATAATTGCTTTGAACCGAAACTTTATAGTATTGTTCTACAGTTTGATCTAAATTGTGTTTGACATGAATTTTACCGTCCTGACCGGATATGAGACTAAAATTTTTCTCTGATTCAATGTTGAAATTCCCTTGACTTCTAAAATTAATATTGCGTCCTGCTTCAATGTTGATATCACGGTCAGCATGAAAATTAAAATCTGCCTCTGATCGAATGCTAACTGAATCTCTAGCATAAACATCTATCTTACCATCTCCGGTCAATTCTATCCATGCTGTTCCTTGACTATTGGCAATGTAAATAAGATCCATGGTATTATGCATGAGTATTTGATGCCCGGTACGAGTTCTAATTCTTATCAACTCATTTTCACCGTTTTTATCACCATCGTCCATGACAAATGTACTGCCACCCAATCTATCAACAGGTGCTTGATAATTATTTGTATAGCCTAGATTTCCCTTCTTTCCATTTTTATCAAGCGGGCCCGGTGTACTAATGCCAAATACTGAACTAGGTGATTCTCGCCTGGCAGAACTGGATGTAACTCCGCGTACTCTATCTTTTAATAATCCTTGCTTT